GAATTTGGTGATTTTATTGTGTCTTATTGTACTCTGGAAAGAGGTTACGCACATTTTCTATGGACTGATTGGGGATATATGGCAAATGGAGGAGAAATAGATTCAGTTAAGTTTGTTGGGTCATTTTATGCGTATCAATCTACAGGATCTCCTACAACATACGTTGCAGTAGAGGCTCCGACTGCTGGATTTGGAAGTGATTACGGAGGATATATTTTAACCGTTTAACATATTAAAAATTAGGAGAATAATGAAATGATACCAGGATTAGATATCATACTAGGTGGTGTTACTGGTTTAATTGGTAATGCATTTACAACCTGGTTTAAATATAAAAATGCGAAAATGGAATATGACCATGATGAAAAAATGATTGGTCTTAAATCTGCAGCAATGGTTCAAGAAGCTCAGATGAAAATCCAAATAGTTCAAGCAGAAATTGAAGGTGAGATTGAAGTTGCTGATGCTGAAGCATTTACAAAATCTCAAGAGGTTGGTTCTAAACAACTATTTCATGAAAGATGGATTGAATATTTAATGACTGCTAGTGAAGGTAAATGGTATGCTTTTATTTTAAGGTTTATTGCTTCTCTTATTTCTGCACTATTTGCATTTATTGATTTTTTAAATGGTTTAATGCGTCCCGCTTTAACTATTTATTTAGTTGGAATGTCAACATGGATAACAAAACTTTCTTGGAGTATATTAGAAAAAGCAGGTGTTCCAGCCTTATCTGCTGCAGAGGCACTTGCAGTATTTTCACAAGTAACATCAACAATAATTTATTTATCTGTTTCTGCTGTGACTTGGTGGTTTGGTGATAGAACAATGTCCAAGTTTTTACAACAGCAAGGAGCAAAAAGAAATAGAACTAGACCAGGAATAACTGGAAGACCAAAACCCCCAGTAATTCCTACAGGTCAAGGAGGAGGTGGAGATGTCGATTATTAACAGACTTATTAAACAACAACCGCCGCCACCAGAACCAATATATAAAAAACAACCAATTGCAACAGCAGCGGTTATATTAACTATAATTGGTATGTTTGTTTTAACTCCGATTGGAGTGATATATAAATCTCTTAGTGAAGAAGTAAAAGAAAAAGCAGATTATGATACTGTTATTCAATTAATGAAAAGTCAAAAAGAAAGAGATGATCTTCAATGGAAAGCAATTGAAAGATTAATTCAATCTACTCAAATGATTCAAGCACCTAAAAAAGCTATAAAACAATCTATAAAAAAAACTGAAAAAAGATCATTAACTCCAGAAGAATTTCAAGTGTATATGAGTATGGATCCGGAGCTACGAGTACAGTATAAAAAATATTTAATATCAAAAGGGTGTGATGTTGAGGGGTTACCGGAATAATGCAAATAGAAGCCATTTTGTTAGACACAATAAATTTAATACCATGGACTATACTACTTCAACTTTCACTTGTTGCAATTGTTGCTTTAGTATTAAAAAGATACTACGATAATTTTGCATCGTACTTTATGTTTCGAGCAAATAAAGATCTTGGAAAAAATGTAAAAGTAATAGTAAATGGATACAAAGGTTATATCGCATATTATACATGGCGTTTTATTTATGTTAAATTAGAAGATTCAACTAATGAATTAATAATACCAATTACAAGATGGCAAATATATACATGGATAATATGTAGGAATGGTCAAATTTATTGTGACCCAGAAGATAAATAAATAATAAGAGGTGTTTAAAAATGGATAAACAATTAAGACTTTTAGCTGCTCAAATAGTATATGAATCAGAGTTAACAAAACTAGCTAAATTGCAAATGTTAAATTATATAAAAGAAGCTACCGATGTACAAATAAAAGCATTGCTTATGGATGGCGAAATAGTTAAAGTAGATGAAGAATCTGAAACTGTTATAAATGATAGATTTGAAGTAAGTGAAGCAGGTGGTAGAGTTGCTAAACTAAGAAAAAGTTATATGAGTCAGGCAGGTGCTGGTGGTGGTATGAATGTATTTTGGCTTGCTTATCGAAAAATAAGATCTTTGTCTGATGCATGTACAAAGAAATGTGGAAAGTATGAAATAAATACAAGCAGACGTCAACATTGTATGGCTAGATGTAAAGTTTCAAAATATAGCGCAATGATTGCTGCTGCTAAGAAAGCTAATAAACCAAAAGAAGTTAAAAAAGCTCAAGCAAAATTAGTGAAAGCACAAGCAGTATTAAAGAAATCAACAGAATCGTTTAAAAAACGAAATGTTAATATATAAGAGTTTTATATAAATGAATAATAAGAACAAAATGTAAATACATATCGCTGGAGGGTTAACGGTGGAAACTAAATTAAGAATTCTAGCAGGTCATATTGTTACTGAATCAAAATTATCAAAAACTGCTAAATTACAAATGTTGGAATTTATAAAAGTAGCAACAGATGCACAAGTTAAAGCTCTTTTATTAGATGGTAGAATTGTTTCTTTAGATGATCAAGCAGAAGAAATTGTAAATGCTCGTTTTGAAGCATCTTCAACTGGAAATAGAGCCAAAGCTTTAGCAAGAACCTATGGAACTTTGGCAGCTGCAACAACTGGATATACAACTATTCCTTGGGCCATTTATAGAAAAATAAGAAGCATGCATGATGCTTGCACAAAGAAATGCGGTACATTTCAATTAAATACAGTTAGACGACAATTGTGTATGGCTAAATGTAATTTACCAAGAAGAAAAGCTGAATTATTAGCAGCTAAGAAAACAAAAAATCCAAAAGAAATAGCTAAGAAAACGAAAGCAGTAGCAAAGGCACAAAAGAAATTAGCTGGTATTCAAAATGCAATTAAATCATCTGGAGCAGAAGAATAATACAGAAAGGAACTATTAATGAATTATAAGGAGAAGGTAATAGAATTATTAGAGAAGAATATGACAGAAAGGGGGTTTAAACTTTGGAGTGGGATTGATAGAATCCTGCCTAACATCTGGAATAAACCAACCTCATCAACAGGAAAGTATCATAAAAAATTGAATGGTGATATACCGGATATCGCAGAGCACATTTATTGTATGCTTTATGCAACAGTTAAATTATTTAGAATGTTTGATATAAATAAAAAAACTGTTAATGCAGATAAAATATTAATGGCAGTTGCTCTACATGATTCTCTTAAATATGGAAACATGGGAACAAGAAGGCATACAGATAAATATCATGATAAAGCTGCTGCAGATATGATAGCTTCTAATGAAGATACGTTTCGGAAGTTGTTTGATGAAGAACAATTTCAAACACTTGAAGAAGCTGTAAGGTTTCATTCAGGAAGGTGGAGTACAGATATTCCGAAGAATGAATACTTTGATTGGTCAAAAACTAATTTAAGATCTGAAACGTTCTTTGTTCATATGTTAGATATGATGAATACTGCTGATTTAATTCAGACAGATGTGAGGGATTAGGTATGTCATGTGGTCTTTCAACTTCATTGGATTCGACCATAGTTGTAACTGAACTGCAATTATGGGCACATCGTTTCATATTAGGATCAGAAGTAAATAAATATGAAGTGCCCTATCCGCCGGAAACACCAACTCACTGTTATCCACAAGGTTCATTTGTAAGTATGTTATTTGATGATAATTTTCCTTATGATTATTATGAATATTTATATGCAGAAAAAGAAGATAGATTATCATGGCCCTGGATTGTTAGACAAAGACTTCTTGTTTATCCACGATCAGCTAAATATACAATTATAAATAAAACAGATGGTGATAATTTATTTCTTTTAAAACAAGATGATTTTACAATGTTAGATGCTCTTTTAGCATTTAGAATTGATTCAACTGCAACTGATTCAACTTCTGTAGTTTTAATAGATGATTCAAGTGCAACAGTAAGCATAACATATGATTCTACATCAGGTATAACAACTATAGTTGCAAGCATAGACTCATTATCAACAGAGCTTTCAAAGTTGATATTTATTTATTTAGATTTATGTATAAATCAAAACACTTCAAACTACGATACAACGACTCCTATATCCACCGATCATGCGTTACAAACGATATATGAGTTGTACGTCATTGATAAATATTTTGAAGTAGTATCAGCGCGTGACACCGACGTTGCGCCATATTGTCCAAAGAGGGAAGAATAATTGGCTATTAAAAACTTTAATGAACTGTTTTGGAAGTTATTTAATATTGCGGGTGGTGGTACGGAAAGCGATGTTACTAAAGTATTAGATTCAATAGTCAAATCTGATAGATCAAAATTAGATCAATACTTCTCATCTGCTATAGATCAAATTGCTTTTGATACTGAAGATTGGAAAAGAATAAGAGAATTTTTTATTGATTTATTTACTGCGCATAGATCTTTAATGACTCAAAACAGATCAGTTAGTGATCCTCACTTTTTCGATAACTCAGATTTGGATGAATTATTTAGAAGTTTTGGTTATACAGAATCAGTAATATTAAAAAGTTTTGATGAAAACCCTCTTGAAAGCAAGGTTCAATTGTTTCTTGATCTTGTAAATCTTTATAAAATAAAAGGAACTCCAAGATCAATTTTAGAGGTATTACAATATTACGGAATACCTGAATTGGATATATTTGAATTTTGGCTACAAAAAAACAGTCCAACATCATTAGAATTTAAAGGTGATGTAATTGCAGGAACAACTGTAAATCCAAGTTCGGTTATATTACCATATGATCTTTTGACAGGAAGCGATCCTCACTGGATGATGAGCGAATCTCAAATATTACAATTAGATGCATTAAATAAAATCAACTTACCATCAAAGAGTCCTTATTTTGCAGTTCAACCATCAGTTGAAATTGGTATTGAAAGTTCAATATTAATAAGATTAGTTCAAGATCAATATGCATCATGGGCATCAACAGGTAATCTACCACCACAAAATGCTGATGTTACTATACTTGGTGTAACATCATCTTTATTGGAATTATATTTACTAACTTTATATTCATTTCAAAAAGATTATGAAATAGGAACTGCAATTAATAGATTTGCTTGTTATGATGGAACCAATACAGCAGCAGTAGATATTATTGCAGAATATGATCAAATAATTGCTCCTCCTGTAACAAGAGATAATAAAAATACAAAATATCAGCAGTATTTAGATCTTTTTACAAGACCAAGAGCTGATCATTTTCTTTATGGAACACAAACTGCACAAACAGTCTTAAACACAATGAATCCGACTTTGATTTCGGAACTGGATTCTCTTTCAGCAACAAATGCTACAATACTTCAATCTCTATTAAAAGACATAGCTGTATGGGTAAGAAATAATGTTGGTTATGGTTTTGTTAACCTTGGTTATATTTTCTTTGGGTTAAATGAATTATTTAAAGATTTAAAACCTGTTATCAATTTCTTTAAACCTTATAGAGCAAGGTTAGTTGTTCTTGAATTGTTAAACTTTGGAAATCTTTTAACTGAAAGTATTCCAATTGAGGATAGTGTTAGTAATTTTACTTTGGATATTGAAACGCATGATATGATGACCGCTAACAGTTCCCCATGTTGTACAGAAGATATTGATACAACATCTTATATATGCATCGATACCACAGCAGGGACTTATTATTCAAGAGATACATATGATTGTGGATCATATCATGACATTGGTGCTGTAGACGATGTAAGACCAATTGAAATAGAAATACAACAAAATTTCTGTGAACCATTTAGATGTCCTCCTGGTTGTCCTGATACAACAGCTTCTGTACATGCTTCTTATCAAGATGTATGTGATAGATTGAGTGGTCTTCCACCTAATTTTGATGGCACCACTGGAATGATTATTGCTCCAGACTCTACTGATTGTACAGATTATATTCCAATAACTTGTCAAAATGCTCCATATGTATTTTCAGAAACTCTCTCAGATACTGTTGAACATATTGAAGATTTATATATTGGAAGCGAAAGTCTTACAGTTTTATTTCCTGAACCTCTATCAAGCAGTGATTATGTGTTGAATATAAATCTTTTTAATGAATTTGGAACTCCATCTATGTATGGAATGATAGTAACAAATAAAACTACTAATGGTTTTACTGTAAATTTTTCAAGTCCATTAGATGATGATAATTATAAATTATCATGGAGTGTTGATAATTCTCCCATTAGAAGCATTGAATCTTTAAACGATGGTACAGATACTCAAACAATTACATTTGATACTCCATTAGCAAACGATGATTACACAATTGGAACATCAATGTTTAATAATATTGATTCCCCAGCTTCAATGTATCAATTTATTGTTACTGATAGAAATTCAAGTGGATTTACAGTTAAGTTTAGTAGTCCAATTGATTCTCCTAATTATAGTCTTGATTGGAATGTTTATGATTCTACATCTGCAGCTGCAAATGGTTTATTTAATATTCCAGAGGGAGTTGAATGGTGTACTGTCGATATGACTAGTCAGGATAATGATATATATAGTTTAAGTCTTACAATGATTAATGAAGATGATCCAACGCCTTCAATATATTCATATATTACTATAGATAAAACTACTGATAATTTCTCTGTTAAATTTTCAGGTCCAATTGATTCAACCAATTATTATTTAGCTTGGGCTATTACATTTAGACCAGAAGAAGAATATAGTTTCAGACAAGAGAGCGGTTTCAGACTATTTGATACAATGGGAACATTTGATTGTAGTCATGGTTTTGATATGGTAGAGATAACAATGGAAGCTGGTGAACCACAACTAGGTGCTTTACTTCAGGAAAATGACTTTTGGTTGCTACAAGAAGATGATGCTGCAATATTAGTTTAAGTTAGATATAAACTTGCCCCTCCTATGCCCCATCATGGTTTATAACCCTTTGAAAATAGTTTACTTCCAGAATCCCTTGATATGAGTGTATTTCCTAAAAATTTAGAACATAATACAAATCCTTTTCTATAAAAATAATAGGAGGAAATGTATGTCAAGTTATAAAGCAGAAATTTTAAAGTTAGCTGAATCAACTGCGCTAACAAATAAAGAGATTGCAAAAGTAGTTGGATGTTCTCCTAAAACAGTTCTAAAATATGCAGGATCATATATTAGTAGAACTAAAGCTAAAAGCGATTTTGATGAAGAAGCATGGCAAATACAAAAGACTGTTTTGCTTCCTGATATTCATCATCCCCATTATGAACAAAGGGTATTGGATTGTGTTAATGAATTTATAACTGATTATAATCCAAATGAATTAGTTTATATGGGGGATCAAATTTCATTAGATTGTATTTCATATTGGAATAGAAGAAAACCCTTGTTAAAAGAAGGTAAAAGGTTATTAAAAGATTATAATGATTTTGATAGAGACATACTTCAAGTTCATGAAAGTATAACCGGACCTGATACAAGAAGAACTTTTATGATTGGTAATCATGAATACCGAACCAATGCATATGTTGAAATACACCCTGAACTTGAAGGTTTTGTTGACCCAGTACGACACCTTGAATTGTATGAAAGAGGTTATGATATTGTTCCTTTCAATGAAATTCATACAGTTGGAAAACTTAATGTAATACATGGTTATTATTGGAACATGTATCATGCCAAAAAAACAGTTGATGATTTTCAAGGTAATGTAGTATACGCTCATGTTCATAACCCCCAGATGTATGCAAAAACATCACCAATCGATAGAAAAGGTTATCACATGGCCACCTCCCTTCCCTGCCTCTGTAATATAAAACCAGACTACAAGAAAAACGCTCCTAACTTTTGGGTTAACGGTTTCGGTCTTGTAGAACATTTGCCTGCAACAGGATTCTTTAATTTATATATGATTATTATTATTGAAGGATCATTTATGTGGAATGGTAAATATTATGGCAAAGACCTGGGGAAATAAATTATGTGATTATTGTTGTGGTCAAATAGCAAAATATCAGTTTAAAAATGGAAAATGGTGCTGTAGTGAAAAGTATAATTCATGTCCGAATATGAAGTTAATGGTAAAAAAAAGATTACAAAAAAACAATCCTAATATAGGAAGAAAACATAAACCTGAAACCATAGAAAAACTTAGAAGTGCTAATAAAGAAAAAAACAATCCTATGTGGGGAAAAAGTCCTTCTATAGAAACAAGAAAAAAGCTTAGTAATGCATTAAAAGGAAGACGAAGTCCACACCAACTTACAACTGAAATTATTAATAAAAGATATCCATTGTTTTCAAAAATAGAAGAAATCAGATATAATTTAAAAAAAGAAATTCAGGTTCGTTGTAAAAATCATCTTTGTGAAAATTCAAAAGAAAAAGATGGTTGGTTTACTCCGACATATTCACAATTATATGAAAGAATAAGACAAGTAGAAAGAGGTGAAGGTGGATGTTATTTATATTGTTCCGATAATTGTAAAAATACTTGTCCATTATATAATTTAATTAGTGATCCTTTTAAAGAAACAGAAACATATTATACCCAATCTGAATACCAAATATTTAGAAAATTTGTTCTTGAGCGTGATAATTATGTTTGTCAATATTGTGGTGAATTAGCAACAGATGTGCATCATGAAAGAACTCAAAAATTAGAACCATTTTTTATATTAGATCCTGATTTTGCTTGGAGTTGTTGCAAAAAATGTCATTACGAAAAAGGACATTCAGATGAATGTACAACTGGCAGTTTAGCGAAAAAAACATGTTATTAAAATTTAGACCAGCAATGGAAACCGAATCTCAGTTTTCCATTGCTGGCCTCAGGGTAGAGCAATCACTCACTGCATCGGGACCAAGAATGCTCTGTTCTCGGCATCCCACAGCAAGCACCCTAAATTACTTGACCATGTTGAATATTAATACGCATATAGTACAATCTTATATTTAAATCATTCGCTGTCAAAAGACCAATCGCCTGTTTCCATTCCCACAAGTCTTTTTTACAATTTCTACAATGATACCCCATATTTGGAATTACGGATTTAGTTGAATTTCTACTATCGATTTTAAAACCACAATTCCAGCAGTGATTTATATAAGGCGATTTATAACAAACAGGTTCTGTTCCCTCAGTTCGGCAAAATAAACAATCCCACCCACCAACTGGATCTGGAATCATTTTATTTGTACAGGTGGGGCAATTTGGAATGAACATAGTCACCTCCTTGAAAATTTGAAGATTATTTCTTTCACTAATTAATATATATAGTAAGAACAAACAAAAGAGCACTACCTACATGATAAAATCTAACTGACTTTAAATATGTTTAAGATCTTAGTCAGTGATCTTAAAGGAGAAACGTCATGACTTACAAAGATAATTTCGTTGTTGAAGTAAAAGCAGATGGTCAAATCCTTCGAGTTAAGGATGGATCTGTTTACCTACCTTTTGGATGTCAATATTCAATTCTTTTAAAAAATCTAAATTCCAAAAAAGCATCTGTTAAAGTATCAATCGATGGTGAGGATGTTTTGGACGGAAATTCCTTAATTCTTGATACATTAGTAACTCATGAACTAAAGGGATTCCTTCGTGGTACAACTGCAAAGAATCGCTTTCGTTTTATTCAAAAAACAAAAGAAATTCAAGAACATAGAGGTGATAAAGTTGGCGATGGTTTAGTTAGAGTTGAATTTGCATTTGAGAAACCAAGACCTGAACCAATCATCAGAAAAGTTATTAAAGAAGTTGAAGAGCATCACCATCATCACCATCATGATTATTGGCCAAGACGATATACTTGGTATGATGGAGATGGTTGGAATTATACTTCTGGAGGAACAATTGAGGATAATCAACCGATATCTACGTATAATATGAGTATTGGATCTTCTGGTGATTCTGTTAAAGGAATGTCAAGAGAAGTTGTTTGTGATTCTCTTGGAGTTCAAGCATCGTTTACTGCTCAAAATACTCCTCTCCCAGATGAAGGCATTACTGTAAAAGGTAGTGAAATGTATGAACAATATAGTTATGGTTCAATTGGTGAACTTGAAGACTCGTCAGTTGTCGTTATTTCGTTGAAAGGGATGCAACATAGCTCAGGAGTCGTAGTGAGTGAACCTGTAACCGTAAAGACAAAATTAGAGTGTTCTTCATGTGGATTAAAATCAAAATCCTCATATAAATATTGTCCTAATTGTGGAACATTCTTAGAATAAAATAAATTTGTAGGGGTGTTTTATTGTCGTGGTATGTTTATTGATTTTATTCAATATCATGCCACGATATTTTTTCGCTGTTATGTAACTGATTCACTTAAAACTTCAGAACAAACTATAAATATAAACTACTATTATCTTTAGAAGGAAAAAAAGAATGGATAAAAAAGAAATTAAAACAATAGAAGTGATCGCAAAAGATTTCTATGGAGAGCATTGTCTTGTGGACTCTGCTTTAAGTAGAGCAAACAGAAATCGAAAACCAGAGGGAATGGTTGAAGTATATGACATTAAAGATGATGGAAGTAAGAAATTAATTAGAAAAAATAACTTAGTTTTATATCAAGGAAGAGAAACTTTAGCTCAAATGTTAGTTAGAACAAATACAGTTGATTCCGATGGAAATCCTCCTATAAATCCTGTAGCGGGAAATAAAGATATGTGGTTAAACTGGTTTGGCCTCGGACAGGGTGCAGCAGATACTGAATGTTCTCCAGGAAGCGGTGATGTTTTTGCTCCAGACCCTCCGACCAATGAAGATGAAGAACTTGCATGTCCCGTTATGATAAATGCATCGGATGCTTCATGTGCAGATTATCATATTGTAGGAGACCCAAGTTATCCTGGTGGTGATTGTCAAGGGACAGGGGGTTTATATCCAGATACAGGTTGTTATAAACATCCATTTGATAATATTGCTTTTGAACAAGATAATTTAAATGATAATAAATGGTTAGTAATAAAATTAAGTATAATTATTGGATTACTTGATGCAAATGGTTCTGGAACTTCTGGACAACCACTTAATGAAGCGGGTTTATATACATCAGCATCAAATGCTGGAGGGTATTCCGGAGACTTTGCGTTATTTGCTAGAGTAACTTTTCCAACGTTACTAAAGGATAGTACAAGAAGATTACAGTTTGTTTGGTATCTATTTGTTTAAGGAGATTTTTTGGAAAGTAATAAAAAAGGAAAAACATATGAAGAATTATATGGTCCAGAAAAAGCTAAGGAACTAAAAAAGAATTTATCTGTCAAATTTTCTAAAAAATATGTTGGAGAAAATAACCCATTTTTTGGAAAGCACCATTCATTAGAGACTAAGCATAAATTTCATAAAATTAGAGCGGGCAAAACATATGAAGAAATTTATGGAACAGAAAAAGCAGAATTAATAAAAAATAAACTTAAGAAAGAAAAGCGCCCAACAAATTATTTTACTGAATATGATGAAGTATTTTATTGCTCAGAAAATAGACAAGTTATTTTAAAAGAGCAAAATTACTTATGCGCAATATGTTTACAAAAATTAGGTTACAAATTTAAAAAGAATTTACATCATATAAATTACATTAAAAAGGATAATAGAAGAAAAAATTTAATCTATTTGTGTGTTGGTTGTCATGTGACTACAAATGGAAATAGAGAGTTTTGGAAAGGGTATTTACGTGGGTTAAATAGAGAAATTAATAGAACTAAAAAGTTATCAAGGAAGATTAATTATAGAATTGAAAAGAGTTTGAAATTAGAGTTTAGACAAATGATAATAAGCAGGAGGGTATAACCCATGGCAAATGTAAGCCCCGGAGTTTTCTCTAAAATAATCGACCTGTCTACATTCGTACAAGCAGTTCCATCTACAATTGGATTCTTGTGTGGATATACACAAAAAGGTCGAGACAACGAGCTAATTTTTGTTGGCTCAAGAGCTGAATTTATTTCTGAATTTGGTGAACCCAATATCGTAGATTTTGGTAAAAATTATGGTCAAGGTCCATATATTGCATATAACTATCTTGGTGAATCTGGTTCATTGTTTTGGATCAGAACATTACCAGATGATGCAGCATATTCACACTTGAGAATTGATGCCTCAATGGGTGCATCTGATGCTTCTGCAAGTATAGCACTAGCTTATGATGATTCCCCAATTGAAGATAAAGATGAATTAAGATCTAGTCTATTGACTTCAGGATCAACTGAACCGATAGCAATTCTTTATCCAATCGGAAGGGGAGCATTCTATAATCAAATTGGAGTTAGATTGACTGCTCATTCAAATCCAACTCTAAATGGTGTTTATGTTCTTGATATCTATGAAAAACAATCAGATGGAGAAGATGTAATTATTGAATCATTTGAAGTTTCATTTGATCCAAATGCCAGAGATAATGCAGGCGATTCAATTTGGATTACGGATGTTCTTGCAGTATATTCATCTGTATTGAGATGTGAAATGATTCAAAAAGAAGTTAGTGG